ATCGATGGTCTATTGTCTACGTAAACAATATTACCAGAGTGCTTTCTAACCTCAGCACCTGCTACACCATTGTCAAATGACTGACCAAGGTAATATGTCCTATTATTTATTACGGTACTCACACCCGTAAACGAGGTATCAATCGCAAGGTTTGAACCTGTTGAAGGGACGATTGTGATACTACCACCAGTAGATGGAGCGTCAGTAAATTCTTTTAAATCAAACCCATAAGTAGGTAGAGTTTGTGCAGTTCCAACGGTATTAAATCCTGCAACTGAACGGTCTTGCCAATACTTCAACACGCCTGTTGTTTGATCATAGTTGATAACTCTACCAACCGCTGTAGATCCAGTTGCAATGGTTTGTGTTACATAAGAATCTGCTTCAAAAGTTGCAGAACTATATCCAGCGCCCACTAACTTAATCGCTGGAACAGCACTAGACTTATCTGATGTCAGGATAGTGCCAGCACTTTCTTCTGGGTTTTGAACAACACCGATTCTTGCTACCTGGTTTCCGGTTATAAAATCGGGGTTTTCGTTGTCATTCTCGATTCTTGAATATAAGAGAACGTTGTATGCTCCTAACTCTCTATAAATGTCAGCACCGTGACCACCTTGAGGAGTCATGATTACATCAAATGTTGGTCTAGAAGTTCCTGTTGGCACTCCACCTGCAACCAAATCAACATTACCAAATGTATAGTCAGAACCTTGATTTGATACCGTGATCGTATCAACTTTTTGGTCATTATTGATAACAATAGTGCAAGTTGCACCAGTGCCATCACCTCTGATAGGAACGTTTGAATATGTCCTATTAGCAGTTCCTAGTCCAACACCACGATCAGTGATTGTTACGATTTTGATTGATCCATCAACAGCATTGTCTCTGACAGCAGCGTTATCTGTTGATGTTGCCCAATCAGACGGCACTGGAATATAATCAGTTGTTTCAAACTTTACGATCTCGCTTGGTTTGATTCTAAAAAGATATTTCCAAATATAACCATCACCACTTGTTCCTGCAGATCTTGGTTCAAGATCTGTAAACGTTGGTTCATCAAGTGAAGGTCTTCCACTAGGGTTATCTGGGTCTGTTCCATTCTGTAAACAGATGTAGACTTGATAGTCTTCATTTATTACAAAGTATGATGCAGAATATAAGTTAGTTGCACCAGATACTTTAGCAGTGTTTGATCTGCTATAATCATGACGATAGTAGTCATAAGTTGTACCAGAAGACCATTGTCTCTTAGGCACTACTTGCCTTACGTCAGAAGTATTAATTTTCTTCAGAGCGATCATCGTATCCCAATAATCGTTCTCCTGATCAAAGTTGTCCTTTGGCGAGGGAGGATTATTGTTCCAGTCAGATTGATAGTCTGCTGGATTTGGCAAACCAATAAAAGAATAATATGTGTTGATGCCGACATCAGCCACAAAATTCTTGGCATTTAATACTCTAATCTGATCAGTTATAATAGCAGCCATTTGTACTGGTTTTTTTACTTATTTATTGTTAGTGTTGGGCACAAAAAATATTTAGACTATGTAGTTTGTGAATTTCAGAGGATTGGTTCTTCTAACCAATCCAGAGGTGGAAATACCTCCAGTACCATCTTCACCATAGAAGTTATATGTGTAGGACTGAGCACGTCCTGTCAGATCAATACGTCCCCAACTGTAATCGCCCATGTAGTTGGATGTTGTGTATATTCCACCAGTAGTAGTTCCAAGTCCAACAACAGTTGCCTGAACTCTTCTGATGTGAGTTGTTCCAATACCAGTGATGTTTGATTCGATGGTAGAAACAGAAGCAACTTGATAAACATTGTCAATATATTCAGATCCAATACCAATCGTGCTGCCGCCATTGTCTTTAGAAGTTATCGACGTTGTGGCAAGTCCAACATTTGAGTTGAATACCATGAAATAATCATTTGTAGAAATGCCACTAATCGTAACAGCAGTGCCCGTAAGTGATGCATCTCTCATGAAAGACCCAGCGGGGACATGAAGATCAAGAACAATCTGAAGATTAGAGCCAGAGGCAGTTGTGCCAAATCCAACCACGATTCCATTGTCACCAGCGTATGATCCAACGCTGTTTGTTTCAACGTTAGATGCAGGAGGAGCGATCAACACTTGGGGTGGTTTGACGTTGGTATATCCAGTTCCTGCGTTGGAAAGTGTGATAGAAGTTACAACCCCAGCGGTGATAGATGCGGTTGCGACAGCAGTTGTTCCAAGTCCAATAGATTGCGCCGTATTTCCAATACTTACTGTTGGTGCGTTTGAATATCCAACGCCACCTGAGGAGATCGAAATCGAAGATATTGTTCCAAGTCCAGAAACAATCGCTGTTGCAGCAGCTCCAGTCTTTGTATCCTGAGATACAAGAGTTACCTTATTCTGGAAGGTCAGACTTGTTGCATCTTCAACTTGTGAGTTAAAGAATGGTCTAATGTTATCAACATAGATTACAGTTGATCCGATTCCTACAGACTTGAGCAGATACGCTCCAGGTTGAATACCTGGTTCATAAAGTTCTCTGTCCTTACCAACTTCAATATTGTCAATAATCTTATCTTCAGTTTGTCTACAGAGAGTGACTGGTCTTGTCAGATTTTCATCAGCAGTGTTACCTGGTCCATAGTATGGGTCAGTGGTAATGAGGTCAGTAGCGTTGATTTGATCAACAACTCTTACATCTTCATCAAGGAATGATTGTTGACCACGACTTTCATCGGCAAGAATCTGTAAAGTATCACCAATCTTGACAGGAGGGATGATATCTCTGAATACAACATCAACAGCACCAGTTCCTTTGTAGAAGATAATCTTGGACTTGTCACCAACTTTAGGTGCTTCAGTAAATGTGATTGTTGAACCACCAGTGAAGATGTATCCTTCACCTGGAACTTGTAAGGTATCGTTGATGAATACAAGCAGAACATCCTGTACGTTGATATTTGAACCCTTTGCCGCTCTGATAGTAATCAATGAACCAGAGTTTCTCAGTGAGAAAGCAACTGTGCTTCCATCAAAGAGATCATCAAGGTTGTCAAGAACTTGCAAAGTTCCAAGAGACCATGCTGTAAACTCATCAGTGAATGTGGTTTGAACATCCAATAACATCTCACGGAAAGAAGAAGTTGTTGGAATACCTGTCAGACCACCAGTTGGAACGGTGAGTTTTTCGCCAGGTTTGTATCCAAATCCAGTGTTACTGATTTCAAAGGATATGATGCTAGACCCTTGACCAACAACAACGTCCATTTTCGCACCGCTTCCGACACCACTAGAGATGGAACTATAAGTAAGTGCGATTCCACTGTATGACAGAGGATCATCGAAGATGACGTAAGGTACATTAGAAGTGGTGTAACCAGTGCCTGGATTAGTAATCGCAACACTTACGATATTACCATTACTAATCGCAGCAGTGCCAATGAACTCAATGCTAGGAGCACTTGTGCTAGACAATGCAACACCAACATTGACCACTGTTTGAATACCCGCACGATATCCAGAACCACTGTTACCGATACTGATTGCTGAGATTGTGCCAGCAGCAGAGACTGTAGCAGTTCCTCCAGCAGAAATAAGTGGTTGGAATCCCAGTCCTTGATCTGTCATACCAACCGAAACAATCACACCACCAACTGGCAGATTAGAACTATTAACATCGTATGAAACAGAAGACGCAGTTCCTGCAAATCTAATCGAACTGATACCAGAACTTTCAACAATTGTATAATCACTGGTTGCACCTGGTCCTTGGAATACATCATTAATAAGAACGACAGCGTTCTCAGTTGAAATACCAGTTACATTTGATGACTCAGATTGTAAAGTGAACAACCTATCTGTGCCATTAAATCCAGCAGAGATATCATCAAGAACTCGGTTTCTATAATAAGTCTCATTTGAGGTATCTTGGACACCAGATCTCAAGAAGATTCTTCCTTGGAAAGATGATCCAGTTGCGATTCCAGTCCAATCTCTTTCGTCAGGTCTATTTGTCGAAGTACCAAACGGAGTTTGTCCGACAGGAGGATCAACAAAGTTGAGGATGTTATCAACAATGTTGTAGTTACCAACAACTTTTGTTACCAAAGCATCGGTAGAGTGACCAGCAAGTGCTGTTCCTAACCATTGTCTCTGAACTGAAAGTGTGTTTGTAGATCCAATACCAACACCAGATACCTTAACGATCTCATTTTCAATCTTGAGAAGGTCTCCACCAAAGATAGAGTTGATTCCCGTGCTAACAGTTATTCGATCATCACTAGAGGTTGCGGTTCTGTGAAGGTGAGTTGTAAGTGCAGTTGCAACGATTGGTGATTGAATCACATTATCAAGAGCCAGAATGCCCTTAGAGTTTTGATTACTAGCAACAAATCTGTGTGAGGTGCCGATTCCAACACTAGTGAAGTCAAGAACCTCTGGAGTTGCTTTCAATGCCTTCTCTGCTGTAGATGCAAGTTTAATCTTGTTATCATCAACCTTGATAGCAAATACAGTGCCAGGAACTTTATCAGTAGTTCCAATACCAACAAATGATGTTGATGCAATACCGATCGCCTGTGTGCTTGCGGCACCAGCATGAACATAAGTTAGTTGCTCACCAGTAACGAAGAAGTGATCGGGCAGTCTGATCGTATTATCAGAAACGCTAACGATGTCAGAGTCATCACCCTCAAAGTATCTTTCAAAGATTGGTGTGCTTCTATGCTTAAGTTCAAACGCTCTCTTGATGTCAGTATCAGTTCCT